ATTGGAGATAGTGAGAATTGATCTGGATATCTATCAACTTCAGTCCACATATACCAGTCATCAGTGACTGTAGCCATAGTTTGAGTTATATCAGAAGTTTGTGTAACACCTGCTATAACTTTTGAATATCCCCAAGTTCCTTCAATGTTATTTTCTCTAAAATTAGGGAATCCAGTTGATGTTTTTTCTCCTGCTACTGAATATACAGTTATTACAGATTTTGTTTTAGTTGTATATGTTTCACCAATTTTAACTCTACATTTGATAGTATCTCCAGCAAATACATTTAATAATGGAGAGTTACTTGCATCTATCCATGTTGCTCCATCATCTTTGGAAATTTGACCATCAAATGTTACTGATGCTCTTAAAATACCATCTGCATCAACACCATTTGGAGTAGTTGTTGATAGTGCTGTTACTGGAATATTAAAATATTTCCATCCACCAAACTCATCTGCCGTAATATCAACATAATCAAAGAAAAAGAATTGAGGAACTGCTAATTTTTGTGCTCTAGTTGTAATAGACCACGTTCCAGTTGTTGTGGTTGCAGGCTCATTTAAATCAGTTCCCCAAGTTTCGTCGGATATCTGACAAGTTAATTTTGTGCTAGTTGTATACCAATTTTCTGTTTTGATTCTTAGTCTTACACTATCTCCATTTCTAACTGTGTTATATGCAGTTAAAGATGATGATAATGCACTTGATTTTGCTAAATTAGTTAATGTTACAGTATTTCCACTAATAGCTGTAATCATTCCACTAATATGAGGATTGCCAGAAATTGACATTCCAACAAATAATCCAGTAGTGGAAGAAACATTAGTAATTACTTTTGAATCTTTGGTAATGTTGCCAGTAAATGCTACTTTAGAATTGGCAATATTAACCCATGGACCACCATTAATGGAATATCCACATTCTCCTACGTTCTCAGTAAGATTCTTTGGACCAGTTGTTTCAGCTGAAATAATAATAGGAACTCTTAATTCAATTTGATCAATTAAGAACTCATCTGTATAATAAAATGTGTCTCTTTCAAATTCAAATACATAACTACTACTGAAAGTAGTCGCAGAAGTTGCAGTTCTACCTCTTTGATATTGGAGAACATCATCAAATTCTGGTGTTTTTGCTTCTGGAATTCTAGTTCCAAATAATACCGTATCAATATCAGACGCACCAACTCTTACTTCAACTTCAACTTGAGTGTTCCAAGTCGAAGGAGTTGGGTATCTAATCTCTACTGTATCCTGAGCACCAACTAAAACTCTTTCAGCCATTTATAAGGATAATTCTTTGTCTTTTAGTATTTAGCTATTATTCTGGGATAATTTGAATCCACTTGCCACCGTTAACCCTTACTTCAATCGGTTTATTAGCTTTAATCTCAGCTTTTTGTCCCTCTGGAATATCTTCAAATTTGATTATTTCAGAAGTAAACATTGAATCTGGAGATAAATTAGTTGGTTGATGATCACTAAATCTTTTTCCCATGACTACCTCATTATAGATAATTGTATTTATGATTCATTAGTTTGACATGGACCATCTGCTGGAGGTAGTTCATTAACACCAATGATATTTGGATTCTTCCAGTCTTGCAATCCTGTAGCACTTCTGTTGATTCTTGCTTGTGCTTGAGAAGATTGCTGACTTCTTATATCTGTAAAATCTTTAGTATAAGAAGTAGAAAATTCCGTATCTAATACTCTAACTTGAACACCATATGGATCAGCAAGTTCAATATCTTGTATTGGAACGGGACCATTATTATTACTCAAATATGCAGTTGGAACTGCATCAGTAGTATCAATTTTTGGATATGGGAATGAGATATTATTATCAGTAAAATCTATTCCTGCCTCAGCAACTACTGGTGCTCTAGTTACAACTCTAAAATCATATCGTTTTACCTCACAGTCTCCATCTCCAGTTCCAAATTCTATATACATGTTTCTATAATGTTGCAATCCTCTTTCGTCTGTACAAAATGGTAATGCTTCTGTTTTAATAATAATCGTTTGATTATTTTCTACTAATGAATTAGAAAAACTATCTCCTTGAAAATCTATATCAAATGTTGCACCAGATGATATTTGAACTCTAGTTGGCATATCAATATCTTCAATTCTAACACTTACTTCATATTTTTGACCTGGATTGAGAGGATCTGAAGACGGAATAACAATATCTCTAATACAATCATCATTAAAAACACAACCTTCAACTGGTTGACTTACTTCTCCTCCTGGACCTTTTGCATAGAATGTGAATGTATCACAAGCAGGAGAATTACCTTGCTCTACATTTGATTGTAATAATGAAGTAAAAACTTTAGAGCCATCAGGAACTTTATCTGGTTCTCCATCATCACCAACCCTAACAATTCTAAACATTTCCACACCACCAGAAGTTACTAACCAAACTTCACTTGCGTATTTTGTTTGAAAATTACATGTTAAAGTTTTAGTTGGATCTCCCTGTAAATTATATTGTGTTGGTATTTCTACATTAATAATTTCGGGTTCTTTATAATTTGCTGCTAGATATACAAATCCTCCAGCACCATCACCTCCATCGCCAAGTTTTTTAGTATTGCTGAGATAAAAAGTTGTAGAAGCACATTGAAAGAACAATGGACCGCCATACTGGCTATTAGCTCCAGTTGCAGCAAACAAATCGTCCCATCCATCCTCACTACCAAAAATAATTATTCCAGAATATGAAGTTTTATCATGACCACCAGAATTTCCGCCGCCTCCACCACCATATCTACCTCCATCTTTACCATTTACTCTATAATATCCTTCTGGAGTAGTATCTGCATCTGGTCCTGATTCAAATAATGTTCCGCCTACTCCAGCTCCATTACCACCTGGACCTCCACATATTTTAGCTTCGAGATCTGTAGTATATTCAGTAAACTCCAAACAAGTCCAAACAGCTTGTCCTCCACTATCTCCATCACCTTGCCATTGACTGCAACATGACCAACTAACAGTAAAGTTACCATTTGTTCTACTGCCTGCACCCAATCCAGCAGCACCACCTCCTCTTCCACCACGAGCATCTTTATTAGTTGATATAATTGTATCGGTATCTTGACCATTTATTCCACCATCTGCATTTTCAAATCTTCCACCTTCAACTCCAGCAGATATTGTTCCCCCAGTTCCACCACCAGCAACCATTGGAATAACATTTAATCCAGTGCTATAAATTACTTTACTATCTCCGCCATCTTCACCAACACCAATACTCGTAGCACCCTTTCCACCCTTTCCTACCTCATAATCAAGTTCATCGCCCCTATTTACATCCCAAGTTTTGTAGCACCAAGCACCACCACCTCCTCCACTGGCAGCATCATCTGGAAAAGCTTCAGGAGAAGCATGAGATTTTCCGCCGCCGCCACCACCACCAACAGCTTCTGAATAAACCTCAATAACAGCAAATGGAACTCTAAGTGTTCCAGTTTCATTTTCTACATCCGAAAAAAATTCAATATCTTTTGATGTATCGTAAGTTGGATTTTTATTCCAGGTTGCCATTTTAGGATTTTTTAAGTATTTATTCTTGGACGTTGTATGCAGTTAATACTGTATTATTCAAACGAATTCTAATTTGATTTGGATTTGCTGGAGAATGTGTAGTTCCAGCTCTCAATTTAATAGAAGATATATCCATATCCCTAAGAATTCTTCTTTCTGTTGGATCTATTACATAAAAATTATTTGGTTCAACAAAAGGAATTAATTGTTTTTGAGAATCTGACGTTCCTGGAGGAATTACTCTAACTTCAACTGGAGACGTTATATGACCTTCAGAAAATGATTTAATATTTGTTCTGACTTGTGGACCATTTGGGGTAACTAATTCAATAGTTTCAGTTTCTGTAGATGGTATAGTTGTAATTAAATACTCAGTTGGAGTTATATCATCTTCAGTGTCAATATCTGGATAAGGGAAAGCATCTATTGCATCGACCGCATCAAAATCAACTGCTCTTATACTTGGATCTCTTCTTCCTACATTAAAGGTTTTTCTTATTGGTCCTATATCAATAACATATTGTTTAATATTAGGTTCTCCAAATTCATTTGTGCTAAATGGAGGTGGACTGAATTTAATATAAATTTGATCTCCAGGATCTACTGTTGTAGAAGTAGAAAAGAATGCTGGATCATTTTGAATTGATATTGTAAAGTCTCCATTAGGTGAACTAATAGATGTCTGCATATCAATACCAAAAATATTACCAAGTAATCTTGTTTCTTCTTCGTCACCATCAATATCTAAAAAACTAGGTATTTCATAAAATTTACTTTCTCCTTGCTGAAAATACTCAAATTCATTATCATTTCTAACTTCAACACTAATAGTTTACGTCTGAATATCAGTTGGAACATAACCAATTGCAGTTATTGTATAAGATTTTGTTGCAGGAGAATTTGATGGAAATGTTGACTGCAAATAAGTTTCTACAAGTTTAGATGCTACGGTAGTAACATCACCAACATTATTATCGATTAAAATTTGCTTGGCATTTTCAATATCCCAAGATAAATTAATCTTACTAGTCGGAACTAGCGGACCTCCAGGCTCAGTAAAATTACTAGATTCAAATGAATTTATAGTAACATATGCATATTCATAACCAGTCCATTGTGCCGCAACAGCAGATGGTCCTCTATCTGTATTATTAGCAACTATTGTAATTCTATAAACTTTATCTTTTTCGTATAATCTATTAGTTGTTGTTATTGGAGCAGTAGATTCCGAAGATAATGTAAATTCATAAACTCCATCTATGTAAAAATATGCATCTCCATCTGCACTGGTTTTAAATTTTTGTTTTCCAGAATCTGAAAATTTAATATCAAATGTATAAGTTCCGCCATCATCTATTCCATAATCTCGCAAAAATGTAGAAAAATTTCCATCATTGCCAGTGGCAGAAGCATAAGCGGAAGCAGTATCAAATCTTGGTGATCTTGTTGACCAACTTGAATCTGTTATGACAGGCATAGGATTAAATTTTTATGATATACTCTACTAAAATGTAGGGAGAAATAGCATCATCTAATTTTTTTAAATTTTCTGTTGTTACAGTAACAGTGCTTGTTAATCCTTCAGGTGAAATATCTTGAGATCCAAAAGAATATGCTAAAGTATTATTTACTGGATCTTTGTAATTAACTGAACTTGGTAAATTAATTGGGTGATTATGGAAAACGGTTCCAGATGCTCCTTGCGGAAAGTCTACGGTTACTAGATTGTTAGATCCTTCTGTTTGACCTTCATTATCTCCATTACCACCAGAGTCTCCACTATTATCATTAAATCTACTATCATCCCAGTTACCAAGATAAGAAAATACCCCAACATCTGCATTATGACCATGACCTTGGAAGTTATCTTCTGTTAAAGCATCATTATCGGTAAACCCAGTATCTGTTCTAAAGATTGGGAATCCAGTAAATTTGATACCACTTTGTCCAATTACTGTAAAATTGCCAGAATATGAAATAGTTTCATCGTCTCCAATTAAAGACTGAACTTCTACTTCACAACCAACTTTTCTTGTTGTTCCATCACTTTCTAATGTAAGATTTAAATACTGACCAGATGCCAAAGAAATTCTAGCATATTTTGATCCTAGATCAGGTAATTGAAATTCATCTTCCGCTAAATCATCTGGAACTTTGGCAAAAACACAATTTGATCCTGTTCCTAGTACAGATGCTAAAGAAGGATATACGCTAGCTTTTAAAATATCTCCATTACATCTTAAAAATCCTGCTGGTAGGAGTCTTTTCCAAGTTTCTTCGCCTGGATTATTACCAAAAGGTAATTCAATAGTAAATGGCAAAATAGTTCCAGTAACTCCACCAAATTTTGCTTTTTCTTTAGTATAATATGCCATTTTAGTATGCTCGTATTAAGTGAATGACTGCCAATGAAGGGGATGGAACATTATAAGTTATCTGGAAAGCATTTTCTACATTATCTGGAATTACATCAGGTCTTACTCTAACTGTTACAGATGGTTTTATTTGTAATCCACTATCATCATATATGATATTAAAAGAACCATTGTGATCATGTGGTAAAATAACATCATTGACTGATGGATCAGTAATGCTTTCTTTATTATAAGCTAATCCTGCTGTATTATATAGAGTTTGTGTATAACCAAGTAATCCTTCACTATCGCCAGCTGCAGATCCACCATCATCGAAATTTGGTGTTTTTTGTAGTTCAGGATCATCAGAAAAAGGAACTCTAGTATCAATTCTAAATTCTCCCGTATCCAGCAATTGGACCAAGTTATTATTAACGGTTCCTCCAGCATTTCCACCAGATACATTATTTTGAGCATCTCTTAAATTAGCACCAGACCATGGCTTAGTAAACCAATCTTTACCAACCCCATGACTATTAGCTGCTGTTGCAATCAATCTATTTCTTCTTGGTATATCAGCACTACCATCAACAATTGCTAAAGCATATCTACCAACTCCAGGTTGAAATGGAGTTGTTAAGTTAACATTTTTTTCTGTTCCAGATGATCCAGATCCTTCTGTTACTTCCCAAGCACCAGACCAAACATTACCAACATCCTTCAATTCTGGAGATTCTTTTGTATCATCTTCTCCTAGAAAAGCATTAAATCCTCTTTCCCAAGTCCAATATTCAACAACATCAATTTCTGCGTTTTGCCAAATGCCAGCACCTCTTCCTGGTGAAGTGGTCGAATCTGATTTATTTATTGTTCTATAAGATCCACCGTGATAATGTTGAGGAAAATGCTGTCTAGAAAGTTTTCGTCCAACTACATATACAGGTTTAATTTCAAAACCATTAATAATACTTTGACCAGAAATAGTACCGTTAAAAAATCCATCACCAACAGATGTAACTAGTATTGTTAAATCATTAACTCCAGTTACTCCACCGATAGACTCAAAAGCATTACCTGGAATAGTCAAAATATCTCCAGCTGCATATCCCTCTCCACCATTTTCTCTTCTAATTTCAACTGGTCCTGGACTAAGAGTATCTGGATCTCCTGCGCCAATTACAACTCTAAAAGTGGCTTTTTCATCATTTGTTCCAGCAGAACCACCCTCTGCTTGTATATTTGTAAATGAAGTTGTCTCTGTAATATATGGAGGTGGTTGAGAATTATCAACATCAAGTTCAACCCCAGATACAAATCCATCTGGATCTGGAGTATAACTAAACAATAGATCGGTAATAGCAAAAACGACTGTTGGAGCAGATAAACTCCCATCTCCGTCATCAGAAATAAAATCATTTTCAACTGTTAATACATTAAGTGCTTCTAAATTATCAATAGCAGCTGGTCTAGGCACGGACTCTCCATTTACAAGAGTATCAGGAGTGTCACTAAAATATTGAACATCAATATCTGCTAATCCTCTTTGATTTGTTGGTGGTAATCTAAACGTTCCTGTATAATTTGGGAATGACCCTCCAAAATTAGTGCCACCGTAAGAATCTTTTAAAATTCTTGCTAGCAACGGATAATCTTCAGAATTTAATTCAGCACCATTTGCCAATAACCATCCTTTTGGAATTCTTGTCAATGGTCCTACCCATGGTTGCACTGAGCCAATGGGTAGTGCTTTCATTGTTCTAAGTTCTGAATATCTTGCCATTTTAGATTTCTACTAACCACCAACCTTGTAAACTATCTGAAGCACCTGTTCCAGTGCCATCATAATTAAATGCTCCTAAGTATACTAGTCCTAAACCAGCATTTGGAGTTTGAACCACCAATTCTCCGCCACCATAACCATCTACAGTTACCTGTCCAGATTGTGTAGTATCGCCTTGAATTGCGACATCATCTGGAGCAAGAATAATCAATGAAGTATTATATGTAAGGTTTCCACCAACATCAATAACTCGAATCAAATCACCAGTAACAGGATTTGCAGGAAGCTTAAGTGCTAATGTAGCAGTTGGAGCAACAAAATAGTTTACATTAGGATCAAGTGCTTCTGTATCTAATGAAGCATCGATATACTTCCACTTTCTTGCGCCAGTATGAGTGAAGAATCCTTGTTGACCAGCAAAATTAATTGCTCCGCCTTCCTGTTGAATATTTACAGTTGGGGAAATATAATCAACTTCAAATAATTTTACATCTTCCCCAGAGCGTTTCTTATTAACAGTTAATGTTCCACCATTAATTTGGAAGTTCGCTTCGAATAAGTTGGTTCCTTCAATAGCAGTTGAATTATATACACCAGAGATAGTTAAGTTGCCAGTGCTATTTTGTAGGAATAACTTTTCGTTTGGATCTTCTTCAGTTGTGGTGTCTCCAGTAATAACTAGATCGCCACCTCTAACATTTATATCACCAGTTAAGGAATTAATTCCAACTCTATCAAGAGAAGCATTATCATAGTTACCAGAACCAATTCTTACATTACCACTAATATAAGTCTCACCATCATATGTATCTACAACAAATCTTTCAATTTCGTCCCCGTCAAGAATTCGTAATCTTTCTTCGCCTTCTGTAGAAGATCCATGAATTGTTACGTTCTTGTAAGCATCAGTATTACCACGAATAAATGTATTTCCATTTGTAGAATCTACGCTGAATACTGTGATGGCTGGACTTCCACCATCATTAATAACAAAACTTTGATTTGATGTTTCTTCAATACGAACTACTTGAGCTAGTTCGGAATCTCCAGTTAGTGTAACTAATCTGAAAATATCACCTTCGCTTACATCACCACTGAATACACCTGTAGCTAAGTTATTTTCATCGCCTGCAACTGCATCAGATAATCCACCGCCAGTATTATTGAGGTAACTAGCTGATGTAGATAGATTATATCTAACAAGAACCGCATTATCTGGGTGATCAGTTCTTACATACTTGTAACCAGATTGAGCATAACCAGTCTGTCCAACAGCAACTGGAGAATTTCCAGCAATCAAACTACCATCAGAATTTAAAACGTTTCTTCCACGCTTGACTTTAACTTTTAATTCTTCTCCATCTTCATCGCCAATAGTGCTTAAGTTAGTAAGCTCAATAACCTCAAGTAATTCACTATATTGCTCGCCAACAGGAGATTTTTCAGTATCTTGTCCAGGTAAAGTAATTGAACGGTCGATTAATACATAAGAACCAACTTCAAATTCAATTGCAGAGCTCTTAGCACTTAAGTATAGGTAATACTCTTCATCATTTGCTGGATCAACTTGAGCATATACACCACCCCAAGTTAAAGCACCAGCGGTATCCAATCTAGTAGAAATTTCTACTTTTTCGTAGAAATCTACATTTAAGTTATCAATACTGCCGTTTGTATGTGCATATGTATCAGTTGAGAATGAACCTCTTCTGACAGCAAATAAACCTTTGTTTAAACCACCACGCTGGATGACATCACCATCCATATAGGTATCGGCTTTAACAATTAAAGTGTTATTAACAGTAGTTTCGCCACTCTTTGCACCAATCTGTAATCTAGCAGCACTCGTTCCAATATTTAATCTTGATACTTCAGTTGTGAAAATAGATGCTTCGAGACTTGAGGATTGAATTTTAGCATGATCATAACCTTCGTTTGCGCCAATTCTTAAATCACCAGCAAACTCAGCATATCTGTTGTTAACTTTGAACAAGCTACCATCAATAGGAGAGTTACTGTTCTTTAAGAATCCACCACCAAATTCAATAACATTGATAACAGTATCTAAATCATCTCTAGAAATACCAATTCTTGTTTTATTATTAATAGAAGTTGTGTGAATATTTAATTTAGTTGTTCCTGATGAAGTTCCTAGATTAAATGTTTGATTTGTGATAGAAGAACCAGTTCCTAAGTTGAAGAGCTGAGTGCCAGAAGCAGTCTTAGCAATTTCAACTGTAGTTGCTTTATCAAAAGCACTAACAACTCTTAAAGAAGAATCTGTTACTAAATTAAATGTTTGTGAAGTGCTAGAAATACTACCACCAGCTACAGATAAGTTAGTTCTTAAACTTACATCATCAGTAAATTCAGATTGACCATTAACAAATAGTTCTTTAGTTAATTCTTCATTAGTTACATTGATGCCAACTCTTCCGCCATTCTTAGTAGAAATTCTAAATGTAGCTTCATTATCTGGATTTGCACTATCGCCACCAACTAAAAACGCATTTTCTACAAGATTAAATTCTCTATCGCCAGCAACTGGGTTAGCAACAAATTCATTTGTTGGGGATGTTGTTAACGTTGTTCCGCTAATAAATGCAGTTCCAACAACATCAAGGTTTGCTCTTGGCTTAGTAGCTTCAGAAACAAATCCATCAACACGATCAGCATGATCTGCTCTTGCGAAAGTATTAATACCTAATCTAAAGTCACCGTAGTTATCAGTATTAGTTCTTAATGCTTCCGCACCAAGAACACCAACTTCTTTCCATTGAACAGTTGCAACTTCAATTGTAGCATTTACTTGCTCTTGATCTAGTCTTGATGGATCATCTGGACTTTGAGCAACAACAACTTGTGTGCTAATTGTAAATGTGGTTGCTGTTGTAGAAACAATCTTTCTAATACCATTGACTGGCTCAAATCTTCCAGTGAAATTACTGAATTTAACTTCTGTTCCAGCTTCAATTCCAATGTCAGAAGGATCAACTCCAACTGCCATATTAAATGTTACGGATAGATTGCCATCAGCATTTACTGTAAATACATCAGATGTTCTATCTGTGTAGAAGTTAGCAAAAATCCATCCTAGAGAACCAGTCTTTCCTACTTCAACACCCTTAAGAATAATATCTCCTGCGGTTGGAGCTTCGTCTCCATAAGAAACTTGCTTGCCTAAGCTTGCATTTGTTTGATGTGGAGTAATATTGGATGGAAGATAACCATTCGTTTGATCTGCATGAGTTCTAATACTATAGTTCTGACCTTGAATGGTTGTTGTTCCTCTTGGGTTGAATGCGTATACACCAGCATAAATCTTGTTCTTGTGTAATGCAATATTACCTTCAGATTCAATGCTGCTCAATACAAATCTTGCACTATCTAACGATACATCCTCTCCAGAATTAGAATCAATATTCGATACTACTACAAGAGCATTTGGCTCATTAGGCTCAACATTGATTGTTACTGGGTTGTTGAAGTTAGCATCACCATCAACTGTGATGTCTCTTTCGAATACAACAGGTAGTTCAAACGTAGTAACTAGATTTCCAAGATCGCCACCATCATCATCAGAAGAAACTAGTTCTGCTCTTTCGAGGAAGGTCTCTTCGCCTGTAATAGCGTTAATCTTTCTGTTACCAATATAAAGGTCTCCATTAGAGTTTAGACCCGTATAGAAGACAATACCACCGTCTTCACGCTTTGCTTGAGCATAGAAGTCCTGAATATCGGAAAGAACGACTTCCTGACGTAGTGGGAAACCAGTTGAGTAGTTACCAGGACCGAAACCAAGATATTCAAACGTGTGGTTGCCAGAACGTGCAATAGATGGACGACGAAGTTCTACATAAAGTTTTCCTTCAGTGGGGTATTCAGAATCACCAGAAATAGAAATCTTACGATCTTCAGAACCAGAAGTTGCATTACCAGTTTGTGCCTTAATTAATCCAGTGTAATCATAACGATTTAATGCTGGGTTGCTAACAAGGTCAAGAACTACTTCTTTTGTCTCACTATTCTTATAATCATTAGTTCTTACAAGACCATGAACATAGTTATCCGCAGCACAAATAGTGTGTGGAACATCAGTAATTGTAGTATCTCTAGATCCATCTGGTCTTACCTGGAACCATAATGGATCATTCTTATAATCTAGTGGATATAGTTGTGAAATTGGCTGAGAGAATCTAAAGTTTCTGAAGTTGTTACCTACACCAGCGCCAGTTGGATATGGTGAAATATTACCCTTAACACAAGTTAAGTAGTAAACACCTTCTTGCTGATTAGGAATTCTTCTTTGAATCTCATTGATATCAAAGATGTAGAATGTATCTTCAATTTCTCCTGCATCCTCAACAGAAATTACTCTATACTGAACAGAGTCATCATCTTGGATAATATCACCAGGAGTTACAGTTAATACATTAGCGTCTTTGTTGCTATAAAGATAATCAACTTTTTCAGACTTACTCTTTGCTTCATTTGGACTACCAACACTATTTGGTTTCTTGATTAGTTTAGCATAAATCTGAACAGGTTGATTGTTGCCATCAAGAACAGGATCATTATTGACATCAAGAAGTGGCTGGTAGAAAGTAGTGTCGATTAAAGCATTATAGTTAATTGAACCAGTTACAGCTCTTAGGATGAGATAGTGCTCATTTGTTTCGGGAACATTAAAATATGATTGAACAATAGCAGATCCAGATGAGTTTCCATTCCAAGTAATATCATTGAAACCATCAATAGATCTAAATGTTCCTTCTTGTGGAGCTTCAATCTTAACTGTTACAAATGTCTCATTCTTAAGAGCATCATTAGTGATCGTATGATCAAAGACAGTTAACTCAAGAAGTTCAGAACCACTTACTTGTACTTTTCTTGCAGACTGAATACTGAAAGAAACTTTACTGAATGTTCTGTCACTGTCTACAATCTTTACTTCTGCTGGATTATAAGGATCATATGAGAATATAGGATCTAGTTCATCTTTACGCAATCCTAATTGCTGTGTAATCGTTCCACCTGTTTCTGTTGGAATTTGGATTTCAAAATATGCAACATCAGGTGAACCTGCAGCAACAGGCTTCAATACAATTTTTTGTGCAAGTAGTTTTCTTGTGGTATCTGTTCTTGCCTTAAGAACAAATCCATTTAGAGGATCACGAACACCATCAGCATACTGAGGAATTACATAGCGTAAACGATAAATTCTATCTTCTTTCTCTCTATTATCTACTAATCTATTGAAATAAGTATTCTTACTTCTGCTATCCTTTAAAGTATCACCAAGCTCTTGGAATCTTGCAATAATATTATTTGGATTTGATGTCTCATCTAATACATTAATATACCACTGACCAGTTGTAGTGTCATCTGTAGTTAATTCTGCATTGAATCTTACTGGACTTTCTCTCTTGTCCGAGAACACATAGAAATTCTTACCAAAACCAGGAGTAAATGTGATTCTTGGAGTTCCTGCAATTGCCTGAGCAGCGGTTTCGAAGATTGCAAATGTTTTGTTTGTTACATACCTTGCATAATAATATTTTGTTGGATCAATTTCTTCTGAAACACCACCAGATGAAATTTGAGGTAGTTGAGTTTCACTTGGATCACCAAATGTTCTGAAGAATACTTTATGGACGGTATTTACAGAGCTTGGAACATCAAAAATATGAGGAACATCTGTTTGAATTACATCAGTTTGACCAGTTGCAAAATTACAGAGATATTGATGTAGATCGTATGAATCATCAAGAACATACTGCTGCATCTCGATCTCTACTTCAGGATCAATAGCATCAGTTTCTGATGAGTAGATGTAAATGCCAGCTGCAGCATTTTCTTTTGTGGTTGCAAGCATCAAACGAGTTGATGCATCTGCAGTAAAGATATCTTGATACTTAGAAGAATCCGAGTAATCTTCTGGTGTAGTCTTTCTACCTGGAGCAATTACATAATAAATTGTATTAGTTTCAAATCCTCTTGGTAGTCTAATTACTCTCTTATCAGGATTGGTGCCTGCTCTTGCTTTAGGGACAAGACGAACTGGAGTTCCAGTCTCAAAGTTGTGTGGGTTAGATGAACCGCCACCAGTATTTACAGTAAAGATCGTTGCTCTTGCAGCAAGATTTGCTGTATCCAATACTGGTTCTACTCTTGTAATATTGCTAAACTGTGGAGCAGTTCTGACAACACCAACCAAATCTCCAGGATTAGCTTCAGTTCCAATTGCACCAGTGATGATAGACATCAATGTTGTAATTGAACTTGCTACATCAGCACAAGCTGGATTTACTGGATTGCCATTTGTATCATACTCAAGAAGAACTGAAAGATCTTTAGACTGGGTTAAACCATGAGATCCAGTAATAGTAATTGTTTCATTTCTCATGGCTTGAATTGCCATGTCTCTTACTTCAAGATATACTTCTACTGACTGATCTCTTTCTCCTGCTAATAGTTCTGGTTGTTGAACATAAACTTTAGCTGCATCATAAATTCTGCTATTGCTACCATACTTTACGTTAAAGGCAAGAGCATCAATAATCTTCAAAACATCATCTACACACTCTTGATTGCCTCCAGGAACAGCAAATCCAGGATTGTTTGCAAGCATTCTTTCGACTGCTTCATTAGCAATCAAATCCTTATTATCAAGAATTAGGTTGGAAGCATCTACCCATCTTCCGCCAATTGGTGTTAAACCTTGACTTAAAATTAACGCAATATTAGTAAAATAACCAATAATAGTTGTAGCAACACCACTACACTCAGGATAACCATCTGGACCATCTACTTCCCATGCAGTAGCGTCTTGAATTACAGTTGGATCTTTCTTTGCATTTACAGAAGACCATACACCAGAAAGATTATTTACATCATCTGTAATGCTTGTGGTTTGAGGAAGTTCAAAGTAAATATAAACAGAACCAGATGTCAATGATGCAGGTAATGTATTTCCATTTCCTAGATTGCTTCCCGCAGTCCCTAATTCAATTCTTGAACCATCGACAATTCTCTTTACATATGCACCAGCAGGAATAGCAGTTGTGATTGGTGTTGCACCTTCGTTTAATCTACCATTGGTGAAATTGGTGATATTATACTCATACTGAGTAGCTTTCATACCAATAATAATACCTGTCGTATCACCAATATCAACAATTGCTGATCCATTTACCGTATTACATTGTCTGATGAGATAATCAAAGTTTCTCATCGCAGCAATACATAGATTCTTAACGTAATCGTATGCTTCTAGTGATTCGTTAAGCTCATTTGGAATATATGCAAGCTGACCACCCACATAATATCCTTCTGCTGCCTGAATAGTGTTAATATTGCCGCCAAGACGTAAATCTTGAACTACAGCATCAACAAAATAGCCAATATCCCTTTCACACTTACTAATAGTAATATTGGTATTTGTTAAAAGTGCAGGATACTTAGCAGTAATGTATCCATATGCCTCTTTCTGAATAAACTGCTTGTTTAGCTCAATTAAGTTAGCAGCGTCTTGTGCTAAATTATTGATTGTAATACCATCTGGATTGAGTGTATCTAAAGATACAGTATATTGCTTAAATCCTGATGGAGTTACAGTAGTTTCAAATGGAACTGTCGTTCCAGCATTAGATTTAATTTTTACATATAATTTTTCATCGGTTTTTGCGCCAAGTCTATATCCATTGATAGAAGTAGCTGGCTTTGAGAATGGATCATATGCTTCATCTGTTCCATAATATAGTTTGGTTTTATTTGTTGGATCTTTTGTTGGCTGAATAGCAATTGAATAATACTTTTGCTGTTCTAGATTGAATTCACTGTCATCAATTTCTTCTACTGGAATAATATCAGTGATGTATCCACCCTTATCTTGGTTGAATGCAAATCCCTTAAATCCAGTGGCGTGGAGTGAGGTATTACCAAAGTTAGAGTTGGAGTTGGTGATGGACATGTCACCACCAGATTCCATTAAGAAGTGATCGAAGAATCCAACGGCAAAGACCGAAACGCACTGAATGAAGGCATCATTAGAAGCACGAATGTGGAAGTTTCTCCAATCATCCTTCCAATATGCATCACCTTTGGTGTGATAAGGAACAGTTGCGAACGCATCGGTTAAAGACGCTTGGTTCCAAGTATTGCTAAACTCATCATAACGGATGAACGCACGGTCATCTTTCTGTAGAGAAACACCCGTATACTGGGCAACAACCATCGAACGGAAACCAGTTGATTTGGCACCATCTGCCCACATACCACAGAGACCCCATGTAGAGCGGATCGAGCAGTTGAAGACATATGGAGATGCAGATTCAACAGAGTCAATCTCTGCCTGTGCTCTACAGTTGATGCTCAATGCTGGGGTTGAACCTGCATCGTATCCTTCTGCATTTACTTCTAAACCTAGAATAGTTGCAGTAGTTTCTACTTCATAGCGGAATTTCTTTGGATCTTCATCATCAACAGCAACTACTTTGAAAGTTCCATTCAATAGATCATTTAATCCAGTGTCAATAATTGCAATATACTGACCGATGAAATATCCATGAGGAATCTTTGTGGTAGCTTCAATAAGAGTTTTATCTCTACCATTTACCTGAGATTCTGATACAAGACGAAGATTTACGATGCTTCTGGTATCAGAAAGAGGTCCAACGATTCTATTTTCTTGTGGAAGTGCCTCAAAATCACCATCATCAATGGTTGGCTGGAATAGTGAGAATGCTTTACCGACTTTTTGATAATACTTCTCAAGTTCAAAGTCCTCAGCATACTCCATAATTGTGATCTTATGGTGTGAATACTCAGGAATTGCAAGCTGAGTATTGTTACCTTTCTGGAAGTATACCTTACCAACTCTATCATTTGCATCATAGAGAGGTGAGTTTTCAGTTAGATCTCCATCCTTAATGGTAAACTGCCAAATATAGCAACCACCAGTTAGATTAAAGATAGAAGTTCTACCTTGTGTTCCATCTGCAGGATCAGGAACATAAAGAGGACGAACAATAGTTCTACGAAGGTCGTAACCAACAAGTGAACAGCCTCTAGGAACAATAGCACCACCAGTAGAAGCGTTAAACTTGTAGAGAACGTTATCTGGGTTGGAAAGATCTAATACTGATTGATCATCCCACTCTTCTTTCGCTCTATCGAAATAGAATACAGGAATATCACCGCTAATTTCAAGTTCAGCAAGACCATCAAGATTTCCATCTTCAATTGCTGTTGTGATAATAGCAGTTAAAGTAGCGATTGAAGTCTGAACATCGACGCAAGTATTTGGGTTGCCTGATGGTAGATTTGGAATAGCAGCACCGCCATTTACATAGAATGCTGGACCTTCTGATAAAGTTAAATCTTTGGCATATAACTGGTTAGTTACTGCCTTTTGCATCATGTCTCTGGCAGCATTAAAAGCAATAACAGACTGAGTTTCTTCACCAACTAGTCCATCGGAAATTGGTGTTCCATTTGAATTGAAATATGCTTTAGTTGCAGCGATTGTGCTTGCATTTCCACCATTTCCAATGTCCGAAGCAACTGCATCTACAATATAACCAATATCACGCTTGCACTTAGACATGCCAGCACCAGCTTCAGGAATATTTTCTGGTGCAGCAGTATCAAGATCGTCAATATTACCTTGAGTAATATATGTTGTTACTAAAATAGCAAGTGTGTCAATTGAAGTTTGAACATTACCACATGATGCTGGACTTACATTAGATCCAGTAGAAGAATCAGCAGTAATTGAAAGATCTTTATAAGCGAGTTGATTAGCAACCGCTTGCTTCATCAGATTTGCTGCTTTATTAAATGCAGTGTTGGATTCTACCTCTTCGCCTTCAAGAGTGTTGGATTTCCAAGTGTTGCCAGAGAAATAATTCTGTAAGAACTTTCTCGTATACTTATTAGCACCTCCAAGAGAAATATCAAGAGAAACAGCATCAATAAAGTATCCAATATCTCTTGCACACTTTTCTGGGTTTGGATTTACAAAAGTTGGATGCTGAATGCCAATTTCTGCATAAGCACCATCAATAATATCATTTCTATTCTTTTGAATTAGACGATATGCATCCTTATAACGTGAAAACTCATCTGTCGTATCGTCACCAGGAACAACCCAATCAGTTCCCCAGAGATCTTCACGATAATCAAGCATAATTTGAGCAAATGCTCTATCAACGATCTCATCACGGTTTGCGTTGATTAGATTTCTTGCATCAAAATAACGTTGTCTGTCAGCATCATCAAGATCAACAAGTCCAGGACGGTTATCAATATAGTGATCACCAGGCATCAACATGATGCTAAACTGGTCAAAACGATCGTTATCCTTTCCAGGTAAATACGAGAATCTTGCTACTTCGAGGAATGCTCTTTGAATTGTTTTGAATGGTCTTAGAGGTGAATTACCTCTGTTATCAAGTTCGTCTGTTGCGTTAAAATCATCAGGCGAGACATATAGATATTTTCCTGTCTTACTTGAGTAAAGGTTATCAAGTCTTGTAAGAGCCATAATTACCGAAACCCTGGGCTGCGTGTTTTCTTCTTCAATATATTTATACGGAAACTCCAGGCAAATCCTTTCTCTTTACTAGATCAATATTAAGCACAATTCTCTTATTATTCATTAAAGGTGGGGTAGAAGAATGGTAATGATGACCATCAAAAAACAATATTCTCCCACATTTTGGAGATACTTTATCTAATATAATTTTTGCTCGTTCATTTTCATAAAAAATAGTATCTCCATCCGAATCATTTACATAATATAATATGACTTTATGTTTGATATCAACTAAATCTATATGGGGTGGATTTGGGGTTAACTGGTTATTTTTGACAAGTAAATTTGCTTTTGCTCTATAAATGATATATTCATCAAACTGTTCATTAATTGAAACTAAAAATTCTTTAACTAATTGCTCAATAAGCTCTTTTTCAAAAATTGCTTGTTTTTCATTTGGAACAAAATAATAGTCTATTACTTGTTCAGTCCATTTTTGAGTATATGATAAAAATGGGTGATATAACTGAACTGCGTTTTCAAAATTAGGATAATTATTTGCAAATCTATCACTTAACGTTTTTTCGCATGTTGAATTAAAATACCACTGAAAAGATGGGTATAATAAACATTTAGAAATTTTATTTACAGTATTTTGTGATATAGCATTATCATAAACATTATACATGTCAATAGATACAATAAAACCCCTCCTATCTAGGAGAGGTTTTAAAGTCAAATATTTCTTTTTTTAAACCCCCAAGTTGGAGTTTGGGTGTGGCAATTTGGACATAGAAATCTCAAATTTTCTATTCTGTTGTCATTATTGATGCCATTAATATGATCTAATTGTAATGACAAAGGTTTATCCATCCATTCAAAAATACCACACATAGAACACTTATATTCTAAAATTCCTTCTTTGATAATTTTTCTTTTCAAATCTTTTCTATCATATACAGAATTTTTGTGGAAAATATCTTCATTAGATTTTTTAGATGTAATACCCAATTTTTTATGCAAATGAGGATAATCTTTTAAGCATATGTTTCTATCAGTTAAATTTTGTTTGATAACTTGATATGTTCTACTACTTTTATTTTTATATCCAATTTTTTTACAAAATTCCCACAAAGAATAACTTTCAGATAAAAAAATTCTAATTTCTTCGTCGCTATATTTTTTTATTAACATAAGAAAAAAGCATACTACCTTATTTAGGTAGTATGCTTTTAAATTGCACTATAGAAATGCGTCTTCCTTCACACGGACTGCTCAGGCTGGATTCGAACCAGCGACCCAACGATTAACAGTCGTTTGCACTACCGCTGTGCTACTGAGCAAAAAATCAAAAACTATCTTTCGACTTAATTTTAACCCACTGTAAAAGATTCAAATATTCAAATCGATTATCTTCATCTTTTTTCTCAATTAATGCCTCAAGTGCTTCGATAACCATTTCGTGATCTTTTTTAGAAAGTAACGTCATTTTTCTACCTCGACTTTTTTGGCGATTTTTTGGCGGAGAATTTTTTCCCCGTTTAGTGGATTTGAAA